ATCACCAATATGCGAATGCTCGTTCTTGTTGGGTGCGTCTTTGAACCGCTCCTGGCCTGCGCCAATGGCCACCCGCTTGAAGTGATATCCACCGCCCAGACTCTTGCGCAGCATCTTGCATTCCCGGCTAACGATCAGGCCTGGCTTGCCGTTGATGAGTCTCTGCATGGGCATGGCTGCCGCCTCTCGCCTGACCTTGAAGTCATTGCTGTAGGTAGGCTGTGCCCGTAGCCCCAGGGTGCGCAGATGGTCGAATGCGGTGACCTCGTATATCGCATCCCTGGCCATACCGGCAGGGTCACCCCAGAGCATGACCTGGGCGGTAGGGTATTTGGCATTTAGCTCTGCCAGCAGTTGCTGGCCGAATCGCTCCAGGCCCATGTCGAAGGTGACAATCTCATGCAGGATGACCCAGCGGCCATTGGGATATCGCTGACCCACAACAGCCGCAGGGGTGAGACCGAAGTCGAGACCGACCTGTATGGGGAGCTGGGGGTCATAGTCCACATCCCCAGACATCAGGGCATCGTCGTACTCTGGCCAGACCGGCCTGCCCTCCTGCACATAGGTGTAGAGGCCACCGGCATAGCACCTGATCCAGTCGAGGTTCTTGCCCAGCAGCATCTGCTGGTAGTAGCCAGAGGGTAGGTTGCCAATGTTCTCAGCCTTGGTGTTGAGCTTCCACCACTTGCCGGCAGAGAAGACATGGTCATTGGCCTCTGGGTTCTCGGGTAGGTTGGCAGGATCAACCTCTGACATCCCGCCTGGCTGCTTGAAGAACTTCCAGGCATATGGCCCGGTCATCTTCTCCTTCTCGGCCATACGAAACCACCAGTGATCGTCATCCATGGGGTTTGTATCCATCCAGATACCATGCCAGGTGGCACCGCCATCACGCTTGGTGGGGTAGCGGCCAACTCGGTGGGTGAGGCCATCGACGATTGCCTTGGGCAGCTCTCTGGCCTCGTTGACCCAGGCACCTGTTAACTCCAGGGACAGAAGCTTTCTGACATCCTTGGGTTGGTCTAGGGCAATGAAGATCACTTCACAATCGATGCCTGCCGCATCGCCCCGGCTGGGCAGCCGAATGTGGTGGGTAATGGGTGGAGTCCACAGCAGTGGACCAAAGGTGGCCTCTGGGAACAGATCAATCCATGTCTTGATTGTGGTGGTCTTCAGCATCGGATAGCTATTTCGCACTATCGCAAAACGGGTATATCGGATGCCATCGACCGGGCTGGGTTTCTGCTTGACTGCACGCATCATTATCTCGGCAGCGCAGGCATAGGACTTGCCCGAGCCTACCGGCCCCATGATGCCTCTGACGAATCCATTGGAACTCAGGAAGTCGTAGACCACCGGGCTGGAGCGGAAGTCTAGGTTCAGACCGCCAGCCAGCTCTTTGGTGGATTGCTCTTTGGTCTTGGCCATTATTTGGTTGCCGCCACTATGAGCCAGCTACTCATTCATCAGCACCGGGGTTTTCTGCACCCAGAGGGCGGCACAGGCCATCTCCAGGTCCCAGCTCACTGGGCGCAACCGCAGGACATCCTTGCGACCAAGCTCGTAGGCGGCAGTGATCTGTGTAACGCCAGGGGTGACAACTGCGACAGTTATCCAGACGCTGATAACGCTGGCTACCGAGGCAGACACGGCCATCAACAAAATAATTCTAATGTTTGCAAAGTTAGCAAAGTTTGCAAAGTTAACAAATTTGTTCATTTTTTCTAGGTTCATGCGTTTTTCTCCTCACGCTTGACAAAATTCTTTATTGGATTGACATGATTTGTGACTAGATCCACACAATCATGCAGATTTGTGTATACCTTTTTCTGTTTCATCGACACATTCTTGTTTCATGTTTACAGCATCGACAGGTGTTGTGTAGGTGTGGTTTAGTCATTTCTCACCCCTTGACCTCTACATCTTCCGGGGCCTGGATGTTGATACCGATCACGCTGGGTTTGTCTTCCCCATCGTCGGGGTTGTCCAGTAGGCCACTGGCCTTGGCCAGCAGTCTGAGGACCCCAATCTTGTCGTATAGCTCCACCTCCAGGGTCTGCGCCCCGTCCTTGCCCCTAGTGACACGGATGTTCTTAATCGCCTGCAGGGCGTGGTCAGGAATAGCAGATGCCGCCTTTACCTTGACATTGCCTTCCTCGTCCCAGGTCAGCACATCGGTGATCTTGGTGTTGGCCATGCAGAGCAGACTGTAAGCCACTGCTTCCCGGTTCTCCACAATGGTGGCAGACCGCTCCAGCCGCCTCTGCACTGACCTGATCCCACCCCAGTTCTTGAGGGATGGAATCTGGTTGGCCATCCTAGGACTCCTCGGCATCGTCTTCCCTGTCCTCACCAATCTCCGGGTATGACCAATACTCGGTCAGGTCCTTGTCGGCCCAGGCATCTGCCTTGTCCAATTCGTCTTCAGAAAGGAATGTCATCTGTAAGTTTGTTTCTTTGATCTGTAAAGGGTTGGTGTGCAGCTGAGTAGACTGGCTGTTGTGCCTGCACCTCCTTGCCAACCTTGAGGGCAACATACTTCTTGCCATCCTTGGCCGTCTTCATCGACACATCCACCCAGTGGACCTTGCCATCAGGCAACATAAGCCGACCACGATAGTCTGCGTGCCAGTCCTCTTTCTTGCTCTCATTGGGAAAGGCAGAACCCTGCCCAGCTTTCATCTCATACGCCATTACGGCCTCCTCTCTGTGTCTTTAATCGCTGTCAGATACTCATCCGCTTGCATCAACTCCACCTTCTGATGTGCCAGCACAAGAGATATCTGCTCCACCATAAACCCCTGCCGAATCTTCTGCAACACCCACTGCCGAAGATCAACCTTCAACGCATCTGACAACTCCATGACTATCTCCTCGGAAACATTAAACACAGCCCAGACGATACCCCACCCAAGCTACCCCACCACCCACCCCCTACAGGCGGTTAATCTGCCTCTGCGTGACAGCTTCTCCACCCATCGAAGAGGTGATCCAGAACCCGGCAGAGGAGATTGACATCCCTTTGGACTGCATCTCGGTCTCGGTCAGACACCGACGGCCCCCATCGAAGGGACCCGTCCTGTGCTTGTCAAAGGCCTTGGTCGAGTTAAAAGCGAGCTTGCAGGAAGGGCATTGGTTTCGATCACCTGTCAGCTTCAAAAAAAACCTCCACGAAAAGGTTGGAAAAAATTGAGGGGAACACCCACGCCCAATGGCCAGGGTGGGGGGGAGGGAAGGGTGCCTCTGCGCTGGCAGGCCTTTGCGCAGGCCCCCACCCCCCTGCCTGTTCCTGCGCCTGGTGCAGGGGTAGCCCCCTCGACCCCCTCTGCAACAGAGCAAACGAACCTTTGCACCTGTTGCATCAGTAGCCCTTGGCTTCCAGCACCTGTCGGCAGGCATCTCCCAGGCTGTGCGTGTCCTGCATGGCCGCCACCATCTCGGACTCGGTGACCCCGACCTCGACAGCGACCTGCGCCCACTTCGCATCCGAATCTTTGATCAATGTATTCTTTACATTTTCATACACCTTATACATCCTCTCTATACCTATGTTCTCGTGTTTCTTGTCAACCTTATTGGTTGACTGTATTCCCCCCTCCAGGTTGACTATATGAGGCTGTGTACTGTCAACCTTATCAGGTTGACTATATGGCTGTGATTCGATTGGCTTTCTTGCCCTTGCCTTGATCTTTGCTCTGGCCTCTTTCACTGCTTTGGTGACTCCATCTGCTGGCATTGTGTACCCCCTTTGGCGTATGCCTGTCATGTTGCCTGCGATCTCCTTGAGGTCCTTGGTCAGTACCTCAAGGCGTTTCCTGTTGCGTTCCATCTCTTCTGGCGTTATGTCTGGCCTTTGGTTGTCTTGCATGATGTCCATAATCTCCTGATCTCTTGCCTGCATGAATGGCGGCCTAGTGTCTTCTATTGCGCTTGTCAGGGCCACCGCATCTTCTGTCGTGACTGATTCGTCGAATATCACCCTGCTGGTGGCGGTGCGTGACCGCCATGAATGCTTCCTGACAATCTGCACATAGCCCACCTTTTGGAGCTTGACCAACTGCTTGCTGATGGCCTGCTTGGTGACTCCCATGTCCTTGCCCATCCGCTCGGTGCTGACCCAGGTAATCCCAGCCCGGTTGCAGTAAGAGCACAGCACCGCCAGGGTGCGGAACATCCCATCTGTGACCCGCTTGTCTGCCACTGCCTTGATCGGCAGCACAGCCACCTTCCTGCGGTCTGGTGGGGCCTCCTTCTGCTCCACCTTGGGCCTGCGCTTGGGAATGCTGAAGGCAACCGGGGCACCTATCTCAGGAGGTTGTGCCACTGGATATATCCCTGTGCCTCCTCGACCACCTTCTTGATCTGCTCAGTGGGCATCCGTGCGCCTGGCGTTGCCTTGAAGACGGCCAGTGCATTCGGATACTTTGACTCCTTCTCGACCAGGCCCAGTCTCTGCAATAGGCGCAGTGGCCTGTAGACACTGTTGAGTTCTATGCCCAGGTGCATGGCCACTTCCTTGGCCGTGCGTGGCCGTGCCAGGTAATCCAGTGTCTTCTGGTTAGTGTTTCCCAGTTGCATTCTTCTTCTCCTCTTTGAAGTTATAGATCAACAGCATCTCTGCCCTCAGTGCCGCCCTGGCCGCTTGGCCTCGCTTTTCCCCGACGGAGTCCAGGTAGGTTGTCCGGGTACGCTTGGAACGATAGGTTTTGAGGACCCAGACCGCTTCGTTGTGCCGAAACCAAGCTTCCTGATAATTGCCCATAACCCGTCCATCAATCGTGGTAACAAGCTTGGCGTTTTCATGGACCTCCCCACACGCATAACAGCGTAGTCTTTCGTCTTCTTCACTTTGCCCCTCCACTTACCTTCTCCCTGGCCCTCCCGACGCAGGCACCGCACTTCCATCGCCTGTTCAGCCCATTGGCACTCACCAACCACTTGCCAGTCTCTGCTGGCCTCTGCTGTTGGCAATGACTACAGAACCGCTTCCCAGTGACAATGGCAGCCGCCTGGCCTGCCTTCTTGCTCAACTCATTGCCCACTAAAGCTTCTCTCGCATGGCCTTGATGAGCAGCTCAATGGGCACCACGGCACGCCACTTCTGGCCTGATCTTCTGAAGACCACCACCGGCCACTCGCCAGGTCCAGCCACATCCTCGACCTGTTTGCACCAGGCATCGATGGCCAGCTTCTCCCTGCGCTTGACCTCTAGCCGGTAGTTCTGGACCTGGATGTCATCACCACCTTCTCGAGCTTGGCCGAGTTTCCTTTTGATCGGGAAGCCGAGTTCATCTGACAGCATTGCTGCCAGTTCTCTCTCAGCGGTTGCGCCCTTATTCCTGCTGGCTCTACCGCTCACCGGCCTGCTCCTGCGCTGCCTGTTGGGCCACCACTTGCTGAAGCTGGTGGTTCCAACATTGCACCCTATCGTAATCTTGGCGGAGGCGCAGAATAATGTGCTTGGCCTCTTCAAGGATTAGTGGGTGGGCAGTCACAGCAGCAGGAGTGAGCCGTTCACATATGTCGTTCATGGCTTCGCTCCAAGGAAACTATTCAAACGCTCGTCTATGCCTTTGTATTGGCCTTCCAGCATCTCCCGGATGGCCTCATCAATGATGGCCGCCCTGGACCTTCTCTGCTCTTCTGTAGCTCGGTCCAGCATGGCACGGGTGTCCGGGTGCAATCGCACCAGGAATGGTTGAAGCTTTGGTCTCTTTTGCATAGCACTCCTCCTGATATCGGGAAGATATCCCAAGTTATCCACAGCCACAAGAGGGCAATACCCAGAAAAATTGTAGGGGATATACAGAAAGCATTTGACAAGCGATATCGCTTTGCCCGATAGTCGCATCAACGGCAGACGAACTGTCGTTCAACTACCAACTAAGGAGATTGAAAATGGCCGCATCACCAAAATTTAAAATCTACGACGCTAATGGCCAGTACCAAGCAGCTTGCCATGAGCCAGAGGCAGCAGCAGCACTGGTTTCGTTTTATGGAGATGGCGCAACGATTCGTGACAGCCACCCAGCCAAGTACACTGTTTGGACAGAGGGTAAAGATGGCCTAGCTGGTGAGTCGTATGACCAAGTGGCCCAGGTTGTTTTGCAGCGTAGTAAATAAATCCGGGGGCTTCGGCCCCCATCAACTACCCAGGAAGGGAGATTGAAAATGTATGTCGCTTACTACCGAGTTTCAACTAGCAAACAAGAACGCTCTGGCCTTGGCCTTGAGGCCCAGAAAGCTCTAGTTCAAAGCTTTGCCAATGGCCGCACCATCATTGCCGAATTGGTCGAGATTGAATCTGGCCGCAACAGTGCTAGACCCGTCCTTGCTCAAGCTATCAAGCAGGCCAAAGAGGCCGGTGCCATCCTGGTGGTTGCGAAACAGGACCGCCTTGCCCGTAAGGTCGCATTC